ATTAAGAAAACAATTCGCTAGCCTATTCTCACAAGCTGTAAAAGATCAGGATCACGATCAAGCTATTGATCTAATCAATGATTACGAATATCGCACTATTCGATCATCTATCAATGATGTAGTGGATCTATTTAATAGCAAATTTAATCATTATGACTTTGGAATTTGCGAGGATTGTGGAGTAGTAGAGATCGATAGTAATTTTCATACAGCTTATGACGGGGATAGAATAGTTTGCGATAGCTGTTTTCAGGATTACTACTACCATGATCGATCAGGTCAGTATGTGCACAATGACGATGAAAACTATTCAGAGGATAACGATGACGATGATTCGATTATTGGTGAATATCATTCCTCGGCAGATAATCTAGGCAAAATTCCATCACTATTCGATAAACGAAAATCTCAAATATTCCTAGGTTTAGAATTAGAAATTGAGGTAAACGAAGATTATTCAAGATCCGATAAAGCAGAAATCATTTTAAGCAATATTGGCACATATACAGATAATCAAAATGATCGCTACACATATTGTTTAGCCGAAGATGATGGATCATTAAATCATGGGTTTGAATTAGTCACGGGATATACGGGTTTAGATGTGCATGAAAAGCAATTAGCATATTTCAAAAAACCAATTAGGGGTTTAAGATCCCATGACACATCAACTTGCGGATTGCATATTCATATTGATAAAAGAAATGTTACTTTAAATCATGCGACAAAAATGATTCTTTTTATGAATGACTCTGGCAATCAAAAGCTGATTAAAACAATAGCTAGAAGATCTAGTAATCGATTCTGTAAAGTATTAAATAAGAAAGCTGATTACTCATGGTTAAAATCTGCTAAACGATCTAGCGATCCATTAAGACAATTAAACGAAGATCGATACGAATGTCTTAATTTTCATAATGACAATACAATCGAATTTAGGTTATTCAAGGGCACATTAAAATTCGAATCAATAATGTCATGTTTAGAATTTACCTATGCGACATGGTTTTTCTGTAAAGATAATGGTTATCAAGATCTCAATACAGATAATTTTATTCAATTTATCTGTAAGCCAGAAAATAGATCCGATACCAAATATCTTAGGGCTTATCTCAAATCTCATTTATTCGATATTCCCGAATTGGATAAACCAAATCCGAGAATTGAAAATAATGAAGTATCAAATCAAGAAATTTAATTTAATCAACTTATAAAGGAATTTATATATTATGTGTTTACTTATTACGCAATCGAAAATTAGCCCGAAGTTATCCCATGAATGGCTAAAGGATTTTTATTCCTACAATGCAGACGGCATAGGGGTTATGAGATCTAAAAACAATCAATTAATCATTGAAAAGATTTTGCCTAAAGATGCAGACGATTTTATAAACTTTTATGAAAAACACATATTTGGATTTGATTGTGCATTTCATTTAAGAATGAAAACTCATGGCAATATTGATTTAATCAACTGTCATCCTTACGAAGTATTAAATAAAGCAGAGCATGGAATTGATCTCTGGTTAATGCACAATGGTATTTTGCATACAGACAATAAAGATGATTTATCCAAATCTGATACATGGCACTATATTAAAAATTACTTAGTGCCTATGCTCGCTAAAAATCCCGATTATGCCTTTACAGAATCATTTAATGAAATAATCTCGGATCATATTGGCACTTCTAATAAGTTTGTGATTATGGATAATCTAGGCAGACAAGCTGTCATAAATCAGGATCAAGGAGTTTATTGGGCTGGTTTATGGTTATCCAATACTTACGCATGGAGTGCCAGCAATACAGCTAAAGCTAATCCCGAAAATGATTTAAGTTTATGGGAAAGCCAGATTTTAGAAAATCCTGATAAACCTAAAATCAATTCTTATTCCTATAATTACAATTCCTATAATTATGGTTATGGTAATTATTCAAGCTATGGATCTCAAAATAGTATTGATAATGCTAATGATTATGTAGATCGAGAATTAGATCTTGCTGTGAATGATTTTTTTGATCTCGGATACGATAAAGCAGGATCGCTATCCTATACGCAAGCTAAAAGATTTATCGCTAGATTTGGATTAGCTAGTTTTCAGGATCTAGCAATTATGGTTATGGATAATCAAATTGATGAAAATACTTTTATCAGATCTATATCTGATTTTTCGTATGCAAAAAATATATTCGATTGGCTATCTAGCGAAGAATCTAAAATCGCAAGGGCAGAAAATGAGATTGCTTATTTCTAGGATCTATGAATTTTTTATGCGAATCCGATTATTGATCTTATTAATATTTTTTTATTAGATCTATAAACCCTTAAACCCTTTGCCCTGATCGCTGTATGGATCAGGGTTTTTTATTGCCCTAAAGCCCTGTATTAAAGCCCTATGCCCTATTCATACCTAATCAATGCCCTTTATAAGCCCTTAAAACGCTCTCTATGGCATTAAAATAAGGTCAAATGAATCAGGGTATCAAAAATAGCTAAAGATGCTCAAAAGCCCTAAAAATGCCCTTAAAATCGAATTAGGGTTTACCCTAGGTTTACAGCTCGAGATTTTTACATATTTTCATATTATAAAATGTTTCTCATTATATACAATTTCCCACTTATATGACTAGAATGGTGACTTAAGCGGTGACCTAAATGGTAGGCTAAGGTGACCTCAATGGTGACCTGAAGGGTGACCTAAATGGTGGATTAGGGTTTATCCTAATGTTGACAAATAAAATTTATGTAATACTGAGATCGTTGTAACTAACCTGAAAGGAAATTGAAATGAAAAAATATCAAGTATGTGCAAGTGCAACAGTTTATTATTACAAAATAGTCGAGGCTAACAACATTGATGAGGCTACTGAACAAGCGTGGGAAGGCACTGACCTAGACACTTGGAAAGAGCGTGATATTGGTGGTTGGCAGATTGACTCAGCAATAGAGATTGTATAAATTATGACTAATAATATTGAAAACTTATCCGATAGTGAATTAAATGAGATAAAAGCCTTTGTTCGAGGGTTAATTGAGGGTATTAAAGATACTAATGAACCAGAACAAGTAGATTTTATCTTAGAAGATTATTGGAATGCTTGGGATAACACAATTGATATAAATATTTGGATTGATGAATCAGATCCTCAAAAGTATTTATGCACTTTGTATCCTGTTTTTAACAATATCAGAGACGATGAAACATTTCAACGCTTAGATTACTTGAAAGGATAATATATGAAATTACTAGCTTTCCTGACCTCAATGGTGGTTTCAAGCGGAGTCTATGCTTGTAAAACTGTTATTATTGATACACCCAAAGGCACAACAGTATGCTATATTTGTGCTGATGGTAAAATTATTAACTGCGATAAACTTTAGGAGAAAATGATGCACTGCACAGTATGCGATAAATTATTAAACGATTACGAAGCTACTCGGAAAACCCTTGATGGTAAGTATCTGGATATGTGTCAAGACTGCTACACAGGTCTAGAGATCTTGATTCCAACAATCGACAGAAAAGACCTGTTGCATGAAACCGAAATGCCTAGCCCTGACGCTGAGTATGATTATTATCAAGATTCTGTTGATTTAGATGACTTTAATGGTGATGTCTATGCAGATCGTTAGAGCACTAAAGACCTTTATAGATAATATAGTTCTATTATTTAAATTATTATTTAAACTCTAAAGCTCTAGAGATCTAAAGAACAATGCAGAATCTATATAGTGAGGGTAGCATACTTTTATGATTCTGTCAATAGCAAGTGTTGTTTTTATGCAATTGTATTTATTATTAATCTATGATATTGTCTCAACTACAAGGAGGATTTATGCACCACAACGAAGAAGCAAGGTATCACTTTACAATGATGGACTTTGTCGATCTAATCGGGGATTATGGCTACGATAAGGTCATGGACGACTTATCAACGGCGATTGCTGATAAAGTTAATAGGCTTGTTGGTAGAGCAGTAATGGAGGAGATCGATGAATAAAATGGGTATGGAATTGATCACAGACCATGAACGATCCGCAATCTGGGATCATGATAAGAATAATTGGGATGTCGCTGATAAGATGGTGTATCAATGGAAGAATAAGACAGAACAGTCACCTAGATTTAGTATTCTGCATGATGCTTTAGATTGGATGATTAAGCGTAATTCATGAAAGATTTAGTTTATCTCGTTGTCTTTTGCTTTGGGGTAATGGTGGGCTATGTCGCAAACAAGGTAGAGTTTGATCACCATGAGTGCGATGATTACTCCGGCAAGTATCAGCGTTATGAGGCTTGGTTAAGTGTTAAGAACGGGACTTATCGTTGTTTTTGGATTGAGCAGGATTTCCCGCATCGTGTTAAGGTGCAGGGTGTTATAGATGTAAGGTAACATTATCGTTACATTATAGCCTATAAGGATACATTTATGTTACATTTTACAACTTAGGAGGATTTATGACAAAGTATTATGATTTAAGCAATGCGTTAGATACGCTAGAATTTCAGATGCAATCGTTTACGGCTGTATTAGAAACATTGGCATCGGCTGATCCTGATGATCTCACTAGCGGAACCATGTGGTTTCTCCACGACACAGTAAAACGCTATCAAGATCAGATTGCCCTAATTTCAGGTCAAGCGATGATGGCTCATATTGATGCACAAGAAACAGAAACTAAGAAAGGTAAGAAGAAATGACATTATTACAACTACCGAAGGTTATTGAAGCGGTGAATGAACTTGGTCAAGAGATTCAGGCATTAAAAGACAAGGTCAATGCACTTGAAAAACAGATTGAACTAGCAAAGACTATTAAGGAAACCAAAGTAAATGCTAATGCAAAAACAAAGTAAATTTATTAAGCACATAGCTTGTGAGAAGTGTGGATCAAGTGATGGTAATGCTTTGTATGATGATGGGCATACGCATTGTTTTGTGTGTAATGCTTATGTCACAGGCGATGGAGTTGTCACTTACGATACTAAACCTATGAATAAAGATCTAGAGTTTTACCAAAAATCTGCAACAAGTGCTATTCCTGAACGGGGTATCACTTCTGCGGTATGTGTGAAGTATGGAGTCAAGCAAGAAAACAATAAGCACCACTATCCTTATTATGACGCTAACAGTAACTTGGTTGCCGTCAAGACTAGATTGGTGGCGAATAAAAATTTCTTAATCGCAGGTGACTTCAATGGTGCGACATTGTTCGGGCAACATTTATTCTCTAAAGGTGGTCGCTACATTACCATCTGCGAGGGCGAATTAGACGCTCTGTCAGCGTTTCAGATGATGGGGGCTAAGTATCCTGTCGTATCAGTCAGAAACGGCGCACAGGCTTCTTTAAAGGACTGTAAAGCCCAATACGAATACCTTGACTCATTTGAGAATATTGTTCTTGCCTTTGATGTTGATGAAGCTGGGCAAAAAGCATCTCAGGCGGTAGCTGAGTTGTTTGGCGGTAAAGTGAAGATTATGAAAATGCGGACAGGCTTGAAAGACGCATCTGATTATCTACAACGAAAAGCCGATTCCGCTTTTATTGAAGATTGGTGGAAAGCTGACCCTTATGTGCCTGATGGTATCATCCAAGGCTCAAGTCTTTGGGATGTAGTATCTCAGCCTATTGACAAGGCAGAAGTAGATTATCCCTATTCTGGTATAAACAAACTAACCTATGGCATTCGTAAGGGCGAGTTAGTTATGATTACTGCTGGATCAGGCTTGGGTAAATCACAGTTCTTGCGTGAGATTGTGTGGCATATTCTGAGCAAGACCGAGGACAATATCGGCATGATGTTCTTGGAGGAAGGCGTTCGTAAGACTGCTAGATCGCTGATGTCATTGGCATTGAACAAACCAATCCACTTACCTGATGTGGATGTTACTGAGGAGGAATTAAAAGATGGTTTTGCTAGAACTTTGGGAACTGATCGCCTTTATCTTTTCGATCACTTTGGTAGTAGTAACCTTGATAATATTGTCAATCGTGTTCGTTATATGGCAAAAGGACTCGGATGTGGCTATGTGGTGCTGGATCACATTAGTATCATTGTTAGTGGTGGCGACGTTGGCGATGAACGGAAGGCACTTGATGCTATTATGACTCGCTTGCGGATGCTGGTTCAGGAAACAGGAATAAGTTTGCTTTGTGTGTCTCATTTAAAGCGTCCTGAGAGCAAAGGTCACGAGGAAGGGGCTGTTACTTCGCTGGCTCAGTTGCGTGGCTCTGGATCGATTGCACAGTTATCTGACATTGTTATTGGACTAGAGCGTAACGGACAGGCTAATGATCCAATCGAAAGAAACACTACTCATGTTAGGGTTTTAAAGAATCGCTTTAGCGGTTACACTGGCGGTGCTGGCGATTTGCTATATAATTCTTCAACCGGTCGTATGTTAGAAATACAGGAGACAATATGAAAGACGATTTACTTGAAAAAG